ATGAATAGAAAACAAAAACTTGCATTATTTGTAGGCTGCTATAAAGCCGATTTCAGCGCCGATTTCTACGAAGAAAGTCCTTCAGGATCCTTCCACAGAGGGGTAATGCTGGGATACCGATCCGCCCTTGTCGATCTTGGACTTTTAAGCACCTACGAAAAATGGAAATCAGAACAGGAGGAATAGTCATGGACCAAAAAGCAAAGCAGAAACTTTTTGAACTGGCCGACTACTACGAAGGGCGCGCTTTAAGCAATGAAGACGCAACACTCGAAAGCTACTGTCAGGGACGCTGCGATGCCATTTCAAGCGTACTGGTTGCCCTGGATATTGAAACCGAATACATAGACTGGCAGTTAGATCAATGATTATCCCCGGCTCCGATCTCCAATCAAAACAGAATACATATCTGACGGCGGAACAGGTGGCAGAGCTGCTGGGCTGCAGCAAACAATGGGCGCGGGAACTGGCCGATGTCTATGGTGCTATATCAGTAAAAAGCAGTTTTGGTGGCGGATCATCTGGCACATCCTACCGCTTCCCGCTGCATAACCTGCCGCCTGAGGCCCAGAGGAAATATATGGAAATGCAGACCAAAAGAGTAAAAACAGCGTATGAAACAGCGCCAAAGTGGATCCGCGACCAGGCAGAGCAACGGCTCTGGCTGCTGGAAGAATGGGAAGACTACTGCAGCAGGCACTCAAAGCTTAAAAAGCCTGAGATATTCAAAATCTTTGCCGCCGATATCCGCGGCTGCAGGACAGAGCTTAAATTCAGCCTGGCATCACTGTACCGCTGGGAAAAAGCGTATCGCGAAAAAGGCATGGACGGCCTGCTCGGAAAGATACCAACCCAGCCGCAGCGCAAGATCCACCCCGAAGCCTGGCAAAGATTCTGCGAACTGTATCTCCGCCCGCAGCGGCTTTCTATCAGCTACTGTTACGATCTCGTAGAAATGGAAGGCGCAGACAAAGGATGGTGGCTGCCTACTAAAGAGACTGTCGCCCGGCTTGTGCGCACGGATATCCCGGAGGGAATCCGCCGCCTGCAGCGTCTTGGCGTTAAAAACGCCTACGACAACGCCACGCCGTTTACACGCCGCGACCCGGACAGCATTTCTTCTGGACAGATCTACGTCGGCGATCATCATATGCTGGATCTCATGATCATCCATAATGGCAAAGCAAAACGACCATGGCTCACGGCTTGGCTTGATATGCGCAGCCATAAATTCGTCGGCTGGATGGTAACACTTTCGCCATGCACGAATACTATCATCGGCTCGCTTGCTAAAGCCGCCATGGATCCGGCTATCGGGCTGCCGCGTGAAATCTACATAGATAATGGCCGCGACTACTGCTCGTATCGCTTCGCCGGACGCGGCTACAGAGGCAAACCCATGAGCGAGGATGATCAGGCAAGGCTGATAGCCGAAGGCAAGCAGGTCGCAAGCCTTACAGCTCACCTGGATATCAAAGTCCATTACGCGATAGTCGAAAATGCCCGGGCAAAGGTCATTGAAAGGGCGTTTAAGGATGTTGTAGAACGCTTTAGCAAGAACTACAGCACCTACTGCGGCAGATCTACCATAGAGCGCCCGGAAGATCATAACGATACAATCAGGAAAATGCTTAAAAACCATAAAAAAGGCCGTGAGGTCTTGACGCTTGACGATATCAAAGCAGATCTTGATACCTACATCCGGCAAATATGGAATAAAACGCCGTCAGCTGCCGGCAGAGGCCGCAAGGCTGAGTGCCCGGATGAAACCTTTACCAGAACGCGCCTGCCGGTTCGCCGGGCGACTCCGGACACCTGCAAGCTGCTCTTTATGAAGTCAACCAATCCGCGCAAGATCGGCCGCAACGGTATCACTTTCCGCAGCGAGGAATACTACAATCCGGATTTCCTGCTCATCAAAGGCCAGAGCGTCTATATTCGTTACGACGAAGATGATCTGTCAAGAATCTACGTCTACAGCACAAAAGACGAGTACCTTGGTACCGCCGAGCGCGTCGAAGCGCTGCCGGCGATCGGAGCAGATCCGGAGCTTTTAGCGCAGGAAATGGCCCGCAAGACCGGGGCCATGAAGCGGCTTAAAAACCACCCGCTCACAAAAGCAGCTAAAGCAGCCGATTTACCGAGCATATCAGAAATCGCTGCCATGTTCGCCAGGAACAAACCCGCCCCGGATCCTGAACCGACAGACGTCATAGAGCTGGTGCAGACGTCCAGAGAGGTCAACAGGAGCGCCAAACGGCTTAAAGCCGCAGGCGATACCTTAAATATAAATCCCTTCGAAGCCATGCTGCAGGGGACGATAATACCAAGAAAGGAGCGCTGGAAAAAATAATTATCCAAAAAATCAAAAAAGAAATGAGGACAAAACATGACCGAAAACAACTTTTATAACCACTCGAAAGATTCTAATTCGTTAAAATCAGAGATCTATCCAGTAATTCGAAGTATATGTACAGTCGGTGACGGCAGTATTGAAAACCCGCGGCGAAGAGTCTACAGGTACTATGCTTTGGATGGGGAATTTATTGGTGAGACACCAGTTCAGACAACAATAGTGAAAAAAGCACAGCCTACAGAAACGCCGATCAAAACCAAAACAAACACCGATGGCACCGAAAACGAAGTTCAATTTCGCTCAAACAGCGTGTTAAACATTATTTTAAAAATACCTGCTATTTCAGACGAAGAAATTAAAAATGCTGTGAAGTTAGCCGATGGAATACAAAAAGAGCACAGCTGTAACTGTACTCTTTTTGCGGGTGCAAACCTATGAATTTGCGTTCACGGCCTTGGCAATTTCTGCATAAGCTTTACAAATCAAAGCAATTCTATCGTCGTGAATATTATTATGAGTTTTAACTGAATCAGTAATATCCAGCAAACCGCGATTTATCGCAGCAACAAGAATTTCTTTTGTAATTTCAGCCCTAGTCATAACTATCACCTCCTTTCTGTTTAAATTATAACAGAAAAATTAATGTGAGGAAAACCAAAAGGCAGCCGCCTGCAAGCGACTGCCTCCCCTAAAACCATGCAGGCGAAGTTGTGAGTACCTGCGTAAATAATAATATCAAAATAACCATTAAAGTCAAGATAAAAGCAATTTTAAAGGAGGAAAAACAATGAATAACCTGATCGAAAGAGTTAAGCAATATCTTGCTGCCCATACAGATATCAGCCAGCAAAAACTGGCTAATCAAATAGGTATATCAGGAGCTGCCCTGTCCGGATTTTTAAGAGGCAGCTATAAAGGCGACCAGAAAGCAATCGCGGATAAATTGGAGGCTCTACTGTCAGCAGATGAAAGCCGCAGCCGGGCGATCAGCGAGATCAGGTCCCCTGAAATCATCGAAACCAATATCATGAGGCAGATCAAATTCGGCATGGACTACGCCAGGGACCGCAACGATATCATCGTTATTTATGGCGCGCCCGGGATCGGTAAGACCATTACCGCCAGAGACTGGGCTGCAGATAACCCGACCAGCATTTTTATCACGGCCAACCCGAACCTTGCCACCAAGCGCTGCGTTATGGAAGAAATACTCGAAGCGCTGCGCCAGAGAACAGACAGCAGAGCTGACCGCATGCATCGCTCTATTGTTAAAGCACTTGAAAAGACCAATCGCCCCATCATCATTGATGAAGCACACTTCCTGCGCCTTGAAGCCATAGAGACCTTGCGGGCCATTTACGACGCTACAGGCGTACCTTTGATCCTGATATCAAACCCGACGATCATGGACAAGATCACCGAAAAAAACAAACTGATCACAGGCCAGTTTTTCAGCCGCAGCGTAAAAATTCAGCTTAACGAGTCGGTGCCCCTGGAAGATGTTGAAGCGATCGTTCTGCAAAATGGTGTAGAACTTGACGAAGAAGCGTTGGATGAGCTGCACCGCGCCGCAAATAAGACCGGAGCGCTGCGCCTTATGACCAAGCTTTACCTGTTTGCCCTCAAAATGGCTCATAGCGCAGGCGAGAAGCTGTCTATCCGCCATATTCAGGCAGCAGAGCAAGTTATTACAATAGTCTAGGAGGCACAATGGATCAAAATAATTATGAACTCATGAGACTTACACATATTGGGCAAAGTCGTATAGCCTTTGGTTTTAATTCCGATTTAAAAAAGTCGTATGCCACCTGGGGCAAAGACAGCAAAGGCAACGAATGGTTTGAAGCCTGGGAAACAAAAGACGACGCTATCGCAAGTTATTACTACCACATAGCTGACGCCAGGGAGGGAATATAATATGCTGCGCGATATTTTAACAGCAATTATCAAAGCGCTGAAATGGTTTGTCGGCTGGCCGCGCCCAGTGCTTACTGCTCAATTTTCAATGGGTGACGTCGTATGGTACAAAATAGACACGATCTTTTCAGAAATAGAAAGCAGGGCCGGCAGAGGATACATAGCAGCAGTAAAAATAAACCGCAGCACCGGCAAAGTAAGGTATCTCGTAAAAACAGAGCACACCAAGTTTAATGCCGTCTGGCGTGAAGAAAATGACCTGCAGCCATATATAGAAACAGATAAAGGAGCCGACAAAAAATGAATGATACCAAAGAAATCAAAGACATATCAACCGCCGAGGCTATAATTTGGACAGTTGTAACAGGCACAATAGCAGTAAGCCTTTTCCTGTTATTTGTATTTCTGTTCTGCCTTGCCGTTAGCCTTGGAATAAATACCGCCGAAACGATCGTCGAATACTTTATCTGGCGCGGGGGTGTTATTGGTGGGTGAAGTCATTGAATGCAGCAAATGCTACCACCTGCAGCAGACTGCGCCGGATGCAGGCTATTGCGGTCATATGCATGTCAATCCATGCTACCGCGGTATGCACCGCGAACCGAAGGTTACACCGGTACCCCTGGAAATACTTCCTCCGCTGCCGCCCAGGCATCACATGAGCAATTCCGAAAAAGGCTGCCTCGCAGCCCGGGAAAGAAAGGTCAAAGCAGTAGCACCGCTTGGCTCAGGTAAATATAAGCACCTGATCAAACCACCGGACGGATCCGAGGCCGCAGATAAGATGTTCAGATCCCACGATCTGACAGCTGAATCTCCGCATCCAAAGGCAGGAAGCCTAAAATCCAAAACAGTAAAAAGAGCTGCTCCGCCCCCGGAAGTACCGGAGTACAAAGAATACGGAAATAGGACGAAGAAAGCAAAATACGACTATAAGGCGCATCATCACAAGATATTTGAAATGCTTATTACCGGTTATTCATACAGAGCCATAGCCGCCAGAGTCGGGATACCTGCCCAGCATATTTGGAAATATTGTACTAAATATCTGAAAAATAAGGAGGACAAAAATGTCTGAAGCAACATTACTGCAGGGGGGCAAGTCCCCGAAAGAAATAATCACTAAACTGCAAAGAGAATTAAACAGAGCTATCAACAGCGGCGCGCCGCTGATCGTCTGCTTTGAAAAATCAGATTATACATTCGGACACTATGAAGATCCGGACGCACTTTTAAAATTCGGAATCCGTGTACTGAACCGAATAGCCGGTAATCTCCAGGACCAAACCGGTGTTTCAAAACAAATAATCCTTGAAGCATTACTGGAAAACGCAAAGGAGGAAGTATCAGTTGAGCAAAAAACAGATGCCGAAGAACAAAAACCGTTCCACTAAAGCTGCCTTTAAAAACAAAGTCTGCCGCCGCTGTGAAATCGGGCGCAAAAGCCAGAAATCAGACAATATAACAGCTTCGCTGGAGAGCAGCATAAAATCTCACGAAATCGGTAACGTACTGCTGCCGAAGGGAGAAAAAATATCACTATGGGAGAGAATAAAAAGATACTTAAGATTTTAATTCAAAGCGTGGAGGACCTGCCATGATAATATCTGTTGTAAAAATAGCCAAAAACGGTACCTGTACAATCCCGGTATCCATCCGACGCCTGATGCAGCTCTCGCCAGGCACAAAGCTTATCGCCAGCCTGAAGGATCTGCCATCGGGAGAAAAAGCCATAACCCTGAAAAAACGTAAAGGAGCTCAAACAAATGAATAATACGAGAGATCTTCAGGCAGCCATCGACGACGCGGTGCTCCTGGAAGAAAAAATAGCAAACGCCAAAGAAAAACTGGAAACCCTGAAAATAGAAATCCAGTCCGCGTTATACAGCAAAATGCGCGATCGTAACCTGAACTACGCTTATGCAGCTTCGGCATCAGGCCGGGCGGAGCTCATGGTCAGGACTAGGCTTGACATCATGGATTACGAAAAAGTCAAAAAACTGCTTGGCAGCCAGGCTGAAGAAAATATCCGGGTTAAGACAGACCCAAAATACGATATTAAAACAAAGTTCAAAATCGCCCTTACAGCGCTTTTAAAGCTGGATTACGAGGAAATGGATATCAAAGAGATTTTAAACGCTCTGGGGGCCGATTCTGACGCTGAGAAAGTGCTTCTTAAGAAGCTCAAGGGCGAATATAAAAAAGATTCGGAACTATTAAGAGCCGCAGGGCTTGGAAAAGATAACCTGGAAGAAGAGCTGGATGCTATCAGAGCCGCAAAAAACGCCGAATTAGTCAATAAGTATTTTGACCTTGCCAGCTTGGACATAGAAGAGCTGGCAAAGGCGATCAGCGTCGAAGATACACTGGCCCTGACCATCACATCCAGCGACAGTTGATGCAAAGGAGGCGGGCCAAATGGCGAGCACCATAACAAAAAAACAGGTCACACTGCTGCAGACCGCAAAAACAAAACTTGGTCTCAGCGAAGATGATTACCGCTCCCTGCTCTATAAATATGGTGTAGACAGCACCAAAGAGCTAAAGCAACCGGCTTTCAAGCATCTCTTAAAAACCTTTCAGCGGCTTGGATTTGAAATGCGAGCCAAACCAATAGCAGCTCAGCTGCGGCATATCGCGAAAATGCAGGCCGATATGGGTATAACAGACGCTGGGCTCAACAGCCTATGTCAAAAGACTATATGCAAACACAATGCAGAAACACCCGGCGACTGTTCCAAGATCATCGAAGCGCTGAAAGCCATCAAACGCCGAAGGGAGCTCCTTGCCGATGGATAAAAAAATCAAAATCCAGCTCGAAGCGGATGTGCGTCCGGAAGATTTTACACAGTCGTTTCAGCCGATAATAACCGCGATCGGGATAAAGGCAGCCCTTGATCTTTGCAGGTACAGCGGCGGGATACAGCAGTATATACCTCTGTATGACGAAGTGCTGGAAGGGCCAAGAAACCGGGCCATAACAAAAGAATTCGACGGTTCAAACACCCGGCCGCTGGCCTGGAAATACAACGTGTCCGAGGTCTATGTGCGCAACCTGCTTGCGCAAAATAGGAGATCTGAAAACAAAAGAATACTGAAGGAAAATCAGGTGAACCTTTTTTGACTGCAAAATACTAAACGCGTTGAAAAGCCGAAATTTTCAATACAACAGACAATAAGATCAAGCAAATTGCTTGATCTTATTGTTTTTTAGGAGGGCCAATACCTTGAAAAAATTTATTCTTGACCTGATCTGCGATGCAGAAGGACACCCCAGCTGTACTACGGTTCTGGCCATTACCGGCTTTGCCTTTTTTATTTTCGTAACGATGTTTTTGCTGATTCAGGGAAAAACATGGACACATTATGAAATATTTGCCGGCACAATCCTGACGGCATGCTTCGGCGCGCAGGTCACAGGAAAATTCATCAACAGCCGCGGTGCAAGCAGCGCTATAGGCAAGCTTGATGGAAAAAGTTAAACTGCTGGCTGCGTTTCTCGCCGGCGCGCTGATAACGGCAGCCTTGATGTTTTATTTTGCGCCAAAGCCGAAAAAAGAACTGCCGCTGACGTCAAAAGCTGAGCTGACCGCCACAACCAGTACAAGTGTCGGTTATGTCGCCAAAACCGGAGCCGATGATCCAGACGCTGAGATCACTGCGCACGCTCCGGCGGTAAAAATAAAATATAACGATAGTTCCTATACCCTTCCGGCTCTTGAAAACGAGCAGCACAAATTCGATGCGGGCAAGCTTACTGTTGAAAGTAAAACGGAGGCTGCTCTTGACGTCACTAAACTCATTGACCAGCTGGCTGAGGCAAAAAGACCGCGCCATGCAGTAGGCATATGGCAGACCGCTGATGGGCCGGCGCTTAGTTACGGATATTTTATTGCAAAAAATAAAAAACTCACAATCATGGCCACTATCCCGGACGCAAAAAAATACGCGGCCATTGGCCTTGAAATAACTTTTTAGGAGAGCAAATTATTAAGAACACTAGACCCCCGATCCCCTTTCGCGGCAATAAGTACATGTGGGGGGGACGTCTGTCCGACGCATTTAATATTATAAACGGACACAAAGTATATTTAGACCTTTTTGGTGGCAGCGGCTTTATCTCGAACACTATCAAAAAACAAAACCCTCAAAGTCGCGTTATCTGGAACGATTTCGACAACTACAATCACCGCCTGGAATTGATACCACAAACAAACATAGTCCATCAATACTTGACAAAGCTTTTCGAAAACATACCTAACGGGAAAAATGTTCGCAGCTATCCAGATATATTCACAGAACTGAATGTATATCTCCAAAAGCTTCCAGAAGATTCAGATTGGATAACTATTGGCAGCTGGTTACTGTTTAGCGGAAAATATGCCGCCAACAAAACCGACCTGATCGAAAAAATAAACCAATCTTGCTGGAACAATCTTATCAAAAGTCCTTTAATATCCGGCGATTACTTGAATAATGTTGACCGGGTATCACTGGATTGGCGCGAAGTCCTCTCTGAGTATGGTTCGTTGAAAGATGTTTGTATCATTGCCGATCCGCCATATCTATATACAGATAATAGCGGCTACTCTAATGAAATAACAGCTAGTGATACGCTTGACCTCTTTGAAATCTGTTTAAACAGTAACTCCTATATGCTCTTTACTACAGGGCGCCTTGACATCATTGATCTTGTATTGAGACTAGATAAGAAAAAGTCGAAAGAAACACATAAAATTATTCGCAAGTCAAAACTGAATGCCAAGTTAAAAAACTATCTGTCCGAAGTTTGTTACTACAAATAATTCAAGATAAGGAGTCCCTAATAATGGATCAAACTTATATCAACATGCTTTTTACTATCGCTATGGCTATTATCTCAGGCGTTCTCACACTTTGTGGTAAATATCTTAATGAGTATAAAGAAGATCTTGTAAAACGAACTACGGATCAGGACTCCAAAATTATTGATATCGGGCTTCGTGTCGAACGTCTGCGCGAAGATTTCAACCGCGAAGCTCTGCATGTCCAGCGCGACTTTGTGACCAAAGAGGAATATATTGCCATGATCAGCAAAATAGACTCTAAACTGGACCGTACACTCAGCGCCTTGCATCGCGTGGATAAAACCCTGGCGCAAGTTGTCGTTAAAGGAGAACAGAATGAATAACATCGAACGTATTGAAACAAAAGAGCTGCGCGGACGCATCCTCGCAGTGCTTGACTATAACTATCCGGTGGGCCTGAGCGAAAAGCTTGTGCTGCAATCGCTCGTTGCAGCCCGCTTTGATGTCACCAGGCGCGAACTTAAAGCGCAGCTGGCCTACCTCTCCGAAAAAGGTTATGTCACGCTGCAGCAGGTAGGTTTTGCCGATATCGACCTTGCCCGACAGATGGTCAAGCTTACTGTAAGCGGAAAGGACCTCGTAGACGGTAACATTGATCCTGATCCGGGGGTGAGCGCGTGAGAAGAAAAACTCAGCAGCGCAGCCACAGCAAAATATCAAAGCTGCCGGCAGCAGTGCGCGAAGCTGTAGATAAACTTATCCTTGGTGGCAAAACATATGACGAAATAGCCGAATACCTGCAGCATATGGGCGAAGATATCAGCCGAGCCAGCATTGGACGTTACGGGCAAAAGTTTTTAACCCAGATGGAAAAGCTGCAGCTTTTTCGCGATCAGGCCCGCGCTGTGGTAGACTCCGCCGGCGACCGACCGGCACTGGAAATCGCCGAAGCTGCCAACCAGATGGCTCTGTCGGCCGTCATGGAATACATCATGGAGATCGACTCGCTAAAAGGCGCGAAAGCAACCGAAGTCATCAAGGCCCTGGCACTCTTGGAGCGCAGCGGCGTACAGCGAGAACGTCTTAAACTAGACGCCAGGAAAAAAGCTGACGAGGCGATCAAAAAGCTGGAACAAGGCACGCCGAACATGGCATCGCTGCCGCCGGAGCAAATGACTTTTATCAAAGAAGTCATCTACGGCCTGACAAATTAAACGCCTTGAAAAAGGCGTTTAAATGCTTTTTAACCAGCAAAAGGAGGGACTATGCAAAATAAACCTCAACCGTTGATACCGCTTTTGCCATACCAGCAGCGCTGGATTGAAGACAAAAGCAGATTCAAGCTTGTCAACAAAGCGCGCCAGACGGGTTTTTCCTTCGCCGTAGGACTTGAAGTGCTGCTTGACGCCTTGGAACGCAAGACGCTCTGGGTTCTGCTTTCTAAAGGCGAACGCCAATCACGCGAGCTTATGGACAAAGTGCAGATGCATGCGCGGGCCGCCAGTTACGCGCTGGAGGCTGTTGAATCTGATTTTAAAGTAGACAACCAAAGCTATAAACAGCTGGAGCTTAACCTGCCCAACGGCAGTCGCATCATCGCACTGCCTGCAAATCCTGATACCGCCCGCGGCTTTTCCGGCAACGTAGTATTGGACGAATTTGCCTTCCATAATGACTCTAAAGCTATCTGGGCAGCACTTTACCCGACGATCACACGCGGATACAAGCTGCGCATCGTATCAACTCCTAACGGTGTTGGAAATCAGTTTGAAAAGCTTGTCTCTGATCCTGATAACGGCTGGAGCAAGCATGAAGTAGATATTTACCTGGCCGCAGCTGAAGGACTTGACGTAAACATCGAAGATCTGAAGCGCGAAGCCGGCAGCGAAGATACCTGGCTGCAGGAATACTGCTGCAAATTTCTTGACGAAGCTTCCAGCTTCCTTACCTTTGACCTTATCAACAACTGCAGTATCGGCAACGTCCTACATAATCTGCCCGCACTATTGGATCCCGATGCACAACTTTACCTGGGCTTTGACGTTGCCCGAAAAAAGCATCTTTCAGTCATCTGGCTCCTGGAAAAAAACGGCGACCAGTATAAAACCGTTTGCGTCAAAGAGATGCAGGGCCTGACCTTCCGTGACCAGCGCAAGCTGTTATATGAATTTCTCGACCTGCCAAACCTTTACCGGGCCTGCATAGATGCTACTGGCATCGGCGCACAATTAGCAGAAGATGCCAGACTCGACTATGGCCACAAGGTAGAGCCGATAACCTTTACCGGTGCGACCAAAGAAGATATGGCCGTACACATCCGCGGACTTTTTGAAGACCGCCTGGTAACGATCCCAAAAGACGACCGGATCCGCGACGATCTGCACAGCGTCAGAAAAGTAGTTACCTCCGGCGGCAACATTCGTTACATCGCCCCGGAAACAGACGACGGACACGCCGACCGCTTCTGGGCGCTGGCACTTGCAGCACACGCCGGACGCACCAAATGGCAATCTGCCAAAGTGACACCCTTCAAGATCAAGTATTAGGAGGACTAAAAATGAAAAATGACCGCATTGAGGAATATAACCTGCTAACAGACGCCTACTATGGAGACCGCGGCTTTTTTAACGGAAAATATCTCGCGCCGCACCAGCGCGAATCGCCGGAGAAATACCGAAGCCGGATCAATCTTGCCTATTACCTTAATTATACGGCTCCCTGCGTCAACGCGCATGTCGACCCGATTTTCAAGCGTGACCCGCAGCGGGAATATTCCGGGCAGATCACCCCGCTCTGGGAGGATTTTACAAAAGATACAGACTTTGCCGGCACAGACCTCAGTACGCTCATGAAACGCTGGGCGCTGGCAGCAAAGCTTTATGGCGCGGGTTATGTAGTCTGTGACAACACCCCGCAGCCCGGCAGTACGATCGGCGAAATGCTTGAAAGCAAAAAACGTCCCTATGCGTACCTGCTGGAGCCCGACCGCGTCAAGGAAATCAAAGTGGACAATAACGGTAAGATCATTTATTTTTCTTTTTTAGAACGCGATCCCAAAACCAAACGTGATTTCGTCCGTATTTTTACTGATAACGGCTGGCGGCTGCATGATGGCGCGCGCCTGATTGACAAAGGCGAATATGCTCTTGGCCGCGTTCCTGTTGCCAGGCTGACGAGCCGTGAGCTCAGTCCCTTTGATATGTTCCCCGCCAGTGAATTTATCAGCATCGCCATGACCAACCGCAGCATTTACAATAAATGCAGCTGGCTTGATGACATCCTGCGCAATCAGACTTTCAGCATCCTAGCCTATCCTACGGCCAAGGCAGAAGATCTGACGATCGGTACAGATAACGCCCTGGCCTACCCGCCGGACGCCAGGCATACCCCGTCTTTTATCGCGCCGCCATCAGAGTGCGCGACAGTGCTTGCCAGCCAGATCCAGATGCTGCAGGAAGAGATTTATCGCATGGCTGTCGTAGTAAACGTAACAGGCGTCCGCACGCAATCCTCAGGCGTAGCCAAGCAATGGGATTTTGAGCAGACCAACCAGCTGCTCGGCAGCTTCGCTGAAAACATCAGCGTTGCCGAAACTGAACTGGCAGAACTGTTCGCGCTGTGGCTCGGAATGCAATTCGACTATACATGCACTTATCAAAAAGACTTTTCCGTATCTGATGTCACAACCGAACTGGCTAACGCGGAAACCGCCAAAGGGCTTAATTTCGGTGAAACTTTCAATACCGAAGTACTTAAGCGTGTTATAACTTCCTATTTGCCTGATATCAAAAAAGACCAGATCCGGGCAATAACCGAAGAATACCGGCACCAGGCGACGCTTTCCAGGCTTGACAGTACGCAGGCCGAATAAAGATGGACACGACAAAGCTTTTAAAGCTGATCCGGGCCTACCTGTCAGACTGGCGTGATGCAGCAGCAGATGCAGAGCAGCTGATCGCGGCAAGGCTCTCTGCAGGTGATAATATCGAAAAAGCAGTAGATTCAGCGATCAAAAAATATCCTGATCTGTTTTTTCTGAATGATCTTCCTGAGCTTTTGGCAGATGCGGCAGCCATAGGCCTTGGAATAGCCGATCCCGATTTTATCACTGCAGAGCAGCGCGGCTTATTGATCAAAGCAGTCGAAAAACCGTGGACGGCAGATGGCGTAAAGCTATCCGCCCGGCTGCACGCAGCAGGACGTGACATGCGCGCCCAGATCCTTACTATTGTTGGCCGCTCACTGAAAAACGGCTCTGACTGGCGTACTGCCGCCAAAGCACTCTATGATGGCTACGGAGCCGGCCAAGTGATTCCGGATCAGGCTATCGCCGGGTATATGGCAAAACTCAGGCGCTGGACACCGGAAAACTACGAAGAGCAATCCCGGCTGGCTCGAATTGCTCTTCGCAATATCAACAGACTGGCTCAAAACGGCGCTCCTAATACCGCCCTGAAATCAGCCTACAATAAACTTCTTGAAGCTGCCAGGAGCGGCAGCGAGAAAGCATACAAAAATGCGCTTTATGTGGCTCTGAATGAAAAATCCAGATACGTGGCCGAACGAATCACGCGTACCGAAAGCAGCCGTGCCTGGGCAGACGGTTTTTTTGCCAAAACACTGGCCGATCCTCTTGTGGTCGCTGTCAAATGGCATCTGAGCAGCCGTCATCCAGTTTACGATATCTGTGATCTGTATAGGGCAGCTGATATGTACAATCTGGGATCAGGCGTTTATCCAAAAGATAAACTGCCGCCGCTTCCTGCACATCCCCACTGCTTATGCTGGCTGAGCGAAATATTACGCGGCGAAGTTGATTTAACGGAAGCTGCAAACAATGTCGACAAGGCAGTAGATAACTGGCTGCGCGGCCTGCCGCTGGAGAAGCAGCGCCTTGTACTTGGCGTCTATGGCACAAACGCCTGGAAAACCGGTGAAAGCTGGAAACCCTACCTGCGCGGCTGGCAGGGCCTTGTCAGTCCGACCAGCAGATTGGATGCCGCCCTTGTGCGCGACCTGATGGAACGCAACCTGGTCCCGCCCTCCGACAGCCATCTTGCTGCTATTGCAAAATCACAGGGCTTAAGTTATACTGTAGGCAAACAAGGTTATGCTCGTTGGTTCAGTGATGACAATAAACCAATCTATCCAATGTTTGACGGATTTTACGGAATTTTTTCAACTGAAACTTTGAAAGCAGGCAGTATAATCATTGATCGCTATGGAAAAGATACTGGCAACTTTGTAAGCCCACAAGGAACCGCATTCGGCGAAAGATCGCTGCCAGAAAAAAGCAAGATCGACGAATATCATATCTACCGTGTAAAAAAAGACATCCCGGGAGTTTTAAGCGGCCGCACCGCTTCATGGTTCAGCCAGCCGGGCGGCGGCTGGCAGTATAAGTTGCCGGGTCGAATAATGAACATGGCTGATTATCTGGAGGAGGTTGACAACCAATGACAATTAAAGAACTTGAAAAAATATTGATCAATGAAAAAATCAAGCGCGCTGATTATGAAATAACCGGTGAAAACTACCTCCGCGGTTATGATGGATTTATTATTCTTCCGGCTCCAAAAGGCAAATGGGAACTCTACTACATGGAGCGCGGGCAAAAAGACTTGCTCGGAGCATACCCTACCGATCACGCCTGTTGCATTGAATTTCTGCGCTACATGGCACGCAGCTATCCGCAGCTTGAAAAGTATCTGCCCAAAACGGCAACCGCATAATCGCAAAATACTAAACGCGTTGAAAAGCCGCAAAATTAAATAAAAGAGATAATAAGATCAATCCTTCGGGATTGATCTTATTTTTTTATGCCAGCGCAAAGCATAAAAACCTGTTTTAAGCGTTTTTATACCTTATCAGGATAAATACCTTGCACTAAAATCATTTAAACGTTTTTAAAAGGTGTTTGAACGATTTTAAACGGGGTTATATTTAATCCCCCGGGCGTAAAAATAAACTGCCGGAAGGACGAACCTGAAAAATGATACCTGAAGGACTTTACGGAGAAATCAAAAGGCCGCCCGAAAAAAGTATCGCGGCCGCGATCAGAGATATTGAAAGCATCTGTGACTATATGGACCTGAAAGCGACTTATCGCTACGAAGAAAAACAATTTGCCCTTAATCTGGCGCTAAACATCTTAGAACAGATACAAACAGCACAAAACCGGCAAGAGCTTCAACCTCCGGCCGGTTGACTATAAACATCCTCCTTTCTCTTTGCGGCCGGCTACGCAACCGGCCGCAATCTGAATCAAAGGAAAACTAAAGCTATCTGGAGCGGAGGCTCTGATATAAATGCGGCGGAGGCCGAAAATAAAAAAACGGAGGCAAAAATGGATCTAAAAGACATTTACACAAAAATCGAAGCCACTGAAGGCGGAGCTGACCTTGTCGCCGCAATCAAAAGTGAAATCGAAAAACTAAACGCGGAAGCGAAAAAACACCGCGAAGCCGGAGCAGCAGCCCAAAAAGAACAGGAAACTGCTGCAGGCAAGTATGGCGCTATCTTAGAAGCATTGGGAATCAAGGACACAGAAAATGCAGCGGTTCAGGCCAAGGAGCTTAAAGCTGCGATAGATGCTTTTTCTGCATCCGGCAAAAAACCTGATGAAGTTGCAAAAGAGATCAGCAGCCTGACAGAGCGTCTGGCAGGTATTGAAAAGGAACTGACAGACACCAGGGCAGCTAAAGAAGCGGAAACGGTCAAACGTGTTGCCGCTCTAAAAAGCAACGGTCTTATGCAGGCGCTTGCCAAAGGCAACGCCGCAAATCCGGAGGCTATCAGCAAGATCCTAATCGACGCAGTGACCGTTGGTGAAAACGATGAGCTTGCCATGCAGCAGGGGGAAAACTCTGTCACTATCGAAGATGGCGTTGCCGCCTGGCTTGCAGATAACGCCTGGGCGGTAAAACTGAACGCCTCCGGCGGCAGCGGCAGCGGTGGCAATGGCGGCAGCTCCGGCGACGCCTTTATTGATGGTTTTGATAATGCATAAGGAGGAATACAAATAATGGCAATCAATTACGCAGCGAAATATTCCGAGAAAGTCGACGAGCGCTTTGCGCTGGCGTCTCTTACTGCCCCGGCGGTAAATAACGATTTCGACTTTGTCGGCGTACAGACCGTTAACGTCTACAGCATCCCCACAGCGGGCATGAACGACTACTCCATGAACGGCACCAGCCGTTACGGCATACCTGCAGAGCTGCAGGACACTGTTCAGGAGCTCACGCTTACCCGCGACCGCAGCTTTACCTTTACGATCGACCGCAGAAATTACACTGATACCATGATGACCAAAGAGGCTGGCAAGGCCCTTGCCCGTCAGGTCAACGAGGTAATTGTTCCGGAGATCGACACCTATCGGCTGGCAACGCTTGCCGCAAATGCAGGCGGCAGCGCAACCTCTGCCATCACCAAAGATAACGCATACAGCGCGTTTTTAGATGGCAAGAATAACATGATTGAAAATAAGGTCCCGGCAGCAGGCTCTGTTGCTTATGTATCGGCCGCGTTTTTTAAAAACATCAAGCTGGACAGCAGCTTTATACAGGCCAGCGACCTGGCGCAGAACACGCTTATCACCGGTCAGCTGGGCATGGTAGACGGTACGCCGATCATCCCGGTTCCATCTACTTACCTGCCTGAAAACTGCGCCTTTATCATCACTCACCCTGTAGCATGCTGCAGCCCGGTTAAACTTGCCGATTACATGATCCACGACAACCCGCCCGGCATCAACGGCTGGCTTGTAGAAGGTCGCGTTTACTATGATGCTTTCGTACTTTCCAGCAAAGCGAATGCGGTATACGTACATATGATTGCATAGGAGGAAGCTAAATGGAACTTACTAAAAAAGGAAAAAAGTAACCCTCAAAAGCGATGTTCAGATCGCCGCCTACAAAAAGGCTGGCTGGAGCGAGATAAAAGTGAAAAATCCCAAACCCAAACCTGACGGGGCCAGCGCCGATACTGCGGATAAATGATAACCATCCGGATCACCGGTGCAAGAGAGCTGACAGAAAACTTTCGGCAGCTCTCTTGCAGAAGCCGGGAAACTTTAACTATAGCGCTCAGAACCTCGCTGCGTGATGTCAGGGACAGAGCCCGGTTAAATCATAAGTTCACGACCCGCAGCGGCGAAACAGAGCGCGGGATCGAATATGACCAGACAGGCCCACTATCCGGCGTTATCGGCGTAACAACAAAAATCGGCATCTACCAGCATGAAGGTACCGGCATTTATGGAGCCAAAGGCCGTCCGATAGTAATACGCCCCAAAAATCGCACAGCTCTCAGATGGGCGACCGGAGCAGGCTTTGCTTTCGCCAAACGCGTGACGATCCAGGGCATTAAAGGTGACCCTTATCTTTACCGCGCAGCCAGAAAAGAAACTCCGGCTATCAAAGCAAGGTTTGCTGATGCTATCAGAAAGGCGGCAAAAATATGATCTATATTACAGCTGACGATATTACCGATGACATTCTTGTTGTCGATCAAAGTGATATTGATGCGGCAAATGCTTATATAGCATCACTGCAAAATAAATTTGGGCTGACCGATGAAGAAATCGCCGTCCCGCTGCCTTATAATATCAAACGCCTGGCCGTAGTCTACGCCTGTTATACTGCCGCACTTGACGCGGTTGGCACTGACGCCACCGAAACGATCGGTGAAAACAGGCAGCGCATCGACATTTACGAGCAAAAACGCAAAGCCTATTATACAGAGCTGACCGCTCTTTCCGGCCTCGTTACCGCCTCTGATTTCACCGGCGCGGTTACAGGCGGGACAGTAAGCGTAAAACTCGGGAGGTCTTAAGATGAGCCGGCGACAAGAAGTAACAGACGCTATTGAGCGCATCTTAAAAGATGAACTGCCGGAAGTACCCTGGACAGTGCTTGTTAAAGGCATAAAGCGTTCCAAGCAAACCGAGGGCACCATCAGCTGCGACGAAGTAAATTTCAGCTTTGACGCTAAAGGCAGCAGAAATGCCCGGGCCCTCTACTCTATCAGTGCTATCGCCTCTGGGGACAGCGTCGATATAGATGCCCTGGCAGATAATCTGGACAAAGTGATACTAAATAACCCGACCCTTGATAATTGGGCAACAACAGCCCGGATCACGCAAATATTTTTTGGTGTTGCGCAAGGACGCGAAGAAGCGGGAGCTTTTATTGCCTACCTTGATGTAACCTATGACAGTAATTAACGGAGGTAAAAATGGCAGCACAACGACCAATACGCCCGACAGTAGATAAAAAACTTATGGGCCGCGAGGTACTTGTTTTTTTAGATTACGGCGAGGGCGCGACCTATGCCGATCCGGTATGGTCGCTCATCGGCGGCCAGCGGACTGCAGATTTTAATAATAGCGCCGATGCGATCGACACATCTGATAAAAATTCTAACGGCTACGGCGACAGCGAGCCCGGCATGAAAACGACAGAAATCGCTATGGAACTCATTATCAAACCGAGCGATCCCACGATCGGACAGCTTTACGAAGCTTATGAAAACAACGAGGCTGTCGATATCCTGCGCTGGGTAGATGGCGGACGCAGCACCCGGAACTGGTATTCGATTACAGAGATGAGTGAATCTGCAGCATATGACGATGCATCTATTCTCTCCCTTACACTTACAGGCAAAGGCGAGCCGACAGTCATAGAGGATATGGCTGATCCGCGCGAAAGCGCATAAACGCAGCAGCGGGGATCGCTCCCGCTGCTTTTTATTTAAAGGAGGCAATATAAATGGAAAGCAAAGCAAGACGTACTGTAGACATCAACATCTTTGGCCGCGAACATCAGCTGAAATTCACAATAAACGCCCTGGAAATGCTGGAAGCAACCACAGACGACAGGAGTATCACTGTCACAGCCACAAAACCGGTATGGTCCATGAAAGATATAATCTCAGGACTACACGCCGGGCTAAAATGGCAGCTGCCAAAACTGACACGCGATCAGGTAAAAGATGGCGTCCAGGCACTTTTGCGTGAAACGTCCATGTTTGAAATCCAGAGCCTTATTACAGCCGCTATCGGCCTTTCCGGCCTGGTGTTTGGCGATGCGGCGAGAAGCCCGTTTGCCGATATTCTTTCAGAGGAAGCGGATAACTCCGCCGAAGGTGAAAACGAAAAAAAGTAACACGCATCACGCACTGGCTGGACCGTTGCCTTTGGACGGGCTATACACTGCGGTTTACGGCTGAGCAGATTGCAGCCTTGACGCCATATGAGCTTTTTGCCCTCTGGGATGGGGAAAAACTCATGCGGCAAACCCGGCAGCTTGATCTGGCAAATCTGGTCACCGTCCATTACCTGAACAATCACCGCCGCAAACATGCCCGCATTATAAAAGTTGAGGATCTGTTTACAGATGGCCGTTTCAAGAAGAAGCGCGGACGCAGTGAATTCACAGAAGAAGACTGGCAGCAGTATAAACGCATTTTCGGATAAGGAGGAACCATGGCAGAAAAAATAGAGGTCCAGATAAATGGAGAGAGCCGCAGCTTTGACGCTGCGGCAGCAAGGGCAGCCCAGCAGGCTGCGCGGCTTGAAACTGCACTACATAATGCTGCTGCAGCAAAAAGCAGAGCAGAAGCAGCGGCGGTTAAAGCTGCGGCCGCCACCCAAAATCTGGCTGCAGCCCAGAAAAAAGCTGCCGACGCCGCCAGTGATGCTGCAAAGAAAAATGACCGGACCAAAGCATCTCTGGACGGCATAAAAACAGCCGCGAGTCTTGCCTTTGCCGCGCTTGCGGCAGGAGCAGCTGCAGTAGGCATGAGCTCCGTTAAGGCAGCAGGCAAAATGGAGCAGCTTGAAATTGCCTTTACAACAATGCTTGGCAGTGCTGACAAAGCAAAAACCATGCTAAACGAGCTGCAGGATTTTGCCCAGGCCACTCCATTCGATCTGGAATCTGTAACCAATGGTTCCAGGCGTCTTCTTGCCATGGGTTTTGCTGCTGAACAGATCATCCCGGTCATGACTGCGGTCGGTGATGCAGCTTCCGGCCTTGGCCTGCAAGCCGATGGTATTGACAGGATCACCCTTGCGATGGGGCAAATGGCCGCCAAAGGTAAAGTTTCGGCAGAAGAAATCCGGCAACTGGCAGAGGCCGGTATCCCTGCCTGGAAATTTATTTCCGACAGTCTTGGCATAACTATCCCGGAAGCAATGAAAAAAGCCGAGCAAAGCCAGATCAGTGCCGCCCAGGGACTGAATGCGATAGTCGCCGGCATGAATAACAAATTCGGCGGTATGATGGAAGCTCAATCTAAAACGATCGACGGCATGTGGTCAAACCTTATGGACTCCATTAGCCGCACGTCTATTGCCGTTGGTAACGATATTGTAAAAACCTTTGATCTGCATAAACGCCTGGCGTCGGCTATGGACTTTTTTGACGATTTCAGAAAACGTGTCGATAATTCCGGCCTGCGCAGCGCCATCATCCAGAGCGTGCCGACCGAGGTCGTTGCCGCTGCTTTTGTTGCTATTGATATAGCTGTTGTAACAACATTACTGCCGGCAATCAGTAAAGCTATAGCCGCCTTTAGGGCCCTGCGGGGCGCCATGCTGTCAACGCCGATCGGTATTGCTGCAACCGGTGTCGCAGCTCTTGCCACAGCGGCCTATGACAAAGCGCAGCAATATGAACGCGGCGGCCAGGAACGGCAGGATCTGCTGCAGGGTGTGTTTGATGCCGAAGGCGTCAGCGGTTATGAAGATTATATCAAAGCGGCAACTGGAGCGCCTGAAACCGTAGCAGACTGGCGCAAAATCGAAGAATCAGCGGCCGCCGCGGCCAAAAGTGCTGAGTCTGCAGCTAAAACGCAACCAGATTTTAGCAATCTTGGCAACTACAGCGCCGATACAGCATCCGGCAGCAGCGGCAGAGGAAAACAGACTCGCGACACCTCTGCCCAGGAAGCCAAAGCATACCTTGATCTGTTTGATAAAGCCCTGCAAAAAGCGGAATCTTTCCGATCTACCTGGGACAGTATCACCGGAAAAACTACGACCATGTTTGATAACGCAGCTGAACAGGTCCAGAAAGTCACCGATTCTTATAATGCAGTGCGTGATGCCAGGATAAAAGCTGAAACCGAAGGTAATACCAAAGCTGCCGCGCTGCTTGCCGAAACTGAAGCACAAAGGCTGGCGCTGATGCAGGAAACTGAAACCAAAGCCAAAGAAATTTTTGCAGACAGCCTTCTGCAGCGTAAAAATGCAATGCAGGAATTTAATAACGAAATGCAGACACTGGCAGAAAACAACCAGGCAGCAATTTTAGCAGCTTTTCAGGGCCGCCTGACTGCTGAGCAGGAAATGGAACTGGAACAGAACCTTGCCCGGCAGCAGCAGATGCTTGAAGAACAGGAATTGCGCCAGGCATACTATGACTGGCAGCTGGAAAGCCAGGAAAGCCTGCTGTCGTTTGGTCTGGAAGCAGCGCAGACGTTAAAAGACGGACTTGCTTCGGGTCTTGCCAGCGTAATAACCGAAGGTGCTAAGCTCGGAGACGTGCTTAAAAATCTTGGCAAACAAATCCTCAATATGTTTATTCAGTGGGTCGTCGGCCGTCAGCTGGCCGCTACATTTTCCAAAATGGCAAATAAACTTGCCTTTGCTGAAACAAAAAGTATAGCAACTGCCAGTGCCGCCGCCTGGGAGCCAGCCGCAGCTTTGGCAGAGGCCGCCGTTCCCGGATCTATCGCCCGCGGCGAAGGTCTTGCAGCCGCAGTAGCCGGCAAAGCTGCCGGCATCGGTGCTGATATTTTCAGCAGTAATTACGGCAGTCTTGGCTCTGACAGTTTTATGAACGGTGGCCTTGACAGCGCCATGGGCGGTCTGAATACCGGCAGTGCCAATCTTGGCTCCGGCGACTTTATGTCCGGCGGCATAAGCAGCGCACTTGGTGGCGGTGGCAGCAGCATAATAAGCGTTACAACAAATAATTATGGCTCTATCAATAACGGCTGGGACGCCGATCAGCTTTTGGGCGGCTTAAACGATAGTGTCCTTGGCGCATTAAGGAGTTCTTAAATGGCAGTTAAAAGAGTTTTATACGACCATAAAACAGCCTATCCTGATGATTATATAACCGTGGTATCGGCAACCGGGGTCATGCAGCGGCTCTACCTGCGTATTGGAGTAGATAATGTCAATGACCTCAAAATGCGCATCAAAGAAGCTGACAAAGCTTTTTCTCATGGCAGTTATGCTTACGGCGACGGTAAAGTCGAAAGCCGTAAAATAAAGCTTTCATGCCATATCCGGGGACGGGATCAGCGCGATCATGACCGGCAATACAATGAACTGATCAGCCTGCTCGCCCAAAGGGCTTATTCACTGCGTTTGGCCAGAGCAGACCGCGAATACCATATCGCAGGCTTAACAGATGTCAAGCAAAAATGGGTCAAAGGCTTTAAGTGGAACTGGTCAGATGTTGATATCACCCTGCTTTTGACAGATCCATTTACCTACGCAACAGCTGACACGGTGCAAAACATTGAGTTCAGCGAAGCGCAGACTGATGCAGCAATCAGCTTATATAATGACTCATCTATAGATGTACCGCTGATAATTGAATTTTCGCCGCTGGAGGGGCAAGCGATGGATAATGTTAAGATCGTCCATACTGACAGCGGCGAACAGATGCAGCTGACCGATGCACTGCTCAGCTATCCGCATAAAGTGCGTATAGACGGCAACGTCGGCACAGTAAGACGTGACAATGACAACAGCATCAATACCTTTTCGGGCGTCTTTCTTCATGCGCTGGCCGGGCGCAATGAATTCAAGTTCACCGGTAGCGCAGGACGGATAAGCATAATTTACAGATCAAGGTGGTTTATATGAGTACAGGCAATCTTTTATATGGATTATATCCATATGGCAAATATATACACGCCGGACTTGTTGGTATTGCCGGCGGTTATACAGATGACCAGATCGGCTACCTGCCCGATCGCTTCGATGCCATTGCCTACAATAAAGATGGTACTAAATCAGCAATATTTTCCAGCGGCGTCGAAGGCAATGCGCTCGAAAAAATCACTTTTGAAATCGTCGATACAGGCTGCGGCAAAGCAGAGTTTACCTTCCGGCGCCTGCCAACAAATACAGAGCTGTCTGTAGATCAACGCATTGACATTCACCTGTTTAATGATCCGCGGCCCTGGTGGAGCGGGTATATTTTAAACTGCCCGGCGCAGGGCAGCACAGCCGACAGCTACAAATACACGGCTCATGGTTACTATAACAAACTGGACGCAGTCGTGATTTTCGCAGACTATTTGAGCGATGAGATATCTGAGATAGTTTCTGAAATAGCGCGGCAAGCAGAACTTAAATCAGGTCTGAATTATAATAGAAACTTACTGATAAATACAAACTATACAGCATCACGGATCCAATTTGATGGCGTTACAGCAAAAGATGCGCTAAAACAATTATCTGACTTTGCAATCGATTACGTTTACGGCGTTGACGAATACCGCCGTTTGTTCTTCCGTCCGCGCAACCGCGAGGTCAATGAACAGGCCCGCTTCTGGGTAGGTGAGCATCTTAACAGCTTCGAACCGCAGGAAGACGCTGAAAAAATTTATAACGTTATTCCGATCAAAGGCGCTGCAGTAGATGGCAACGGCGAGCAATGGATCGCGACAGTTGAAGATGCTGCAAGTCAGCTTAAATATGGGATACGTGAAAAGATATTAACACTTCCTTCGGCTTACTCAGCAGCTGATGCTGAGCGCTGGGGACGCAATCAGCTGACATCTGTCGCGTACCCGGTGCAATCTGCTAAAGTAAAAGTTGTGCATTTGGAATACCCTCTGGCTGACGGCCGCTTTAACGTCCGAAAAATGTGGACTGACGGCGAGGCGGTAATTACCGACAGACACGGCGTGGCACATCAATACCCGATATCAAAACTAAAATATACTGTATCTGCAAGTGATGGCATCAAATGCGATATGGAACTCGGCAAGCCGCCGGGAACTGTAGATGTCTACCTGTCTAATTTGTCCAGGTATGCAAAAGACCTGGAATTACTACAGGCAGCAGCGACCAAACAGCTTAAATAGGAGGTAAAAAATGGCAAATCCAAGCAATTACAGATATGATGCATATTCTGACATTCCATCCAGCATAACACTGACAGAGCGGCATTTAGTGCCGGCTATATCTCCGTACGTAGTTACGCTTGCTGAGGTCCCGGTCAAGTCGGCTCCATCGACTACATCAGCCCGATATATAAATACTATTTCCGGCAGTTCCGTTACCTATGGAGATTTACTGACAGAGGTATCTGCAACCCCGGTATCCGGGCAGTATTACCCGGATTACCACACAAATGCCGATAATAATGAAAACTGGAACACAGGCCAGATTCTTTTTGCTGCCGCAGATGCCGGGAAGATGATCGAAGTGACCTATTCAGCCAAAGGAACATTAACAGGTGTTACTTCGGCAGCGTATCCGTCGTGGTGGCGCGATCGCGGCGACGGCAGCGACGGTGATTTCTACCCTACAGGCAACGTAACGATCGGTGGACGTAAGAATTATCGCAGCGTATACATTCCCGCCGGTGTGACTGTAACTGTCAACGGCTTTGTTGATATCCGCTGTCAGGGAATGTTTATAAATGAAGGCACCATAAACGCCAGCGGTGGTGGAGGACAACCCGGGCAGCAGGTGAAAATAAGAAATCTATACGGGGCAAGTATAGGGGTTAACGGAAATCCTGGCGAACCAGCAATCGGCGGCGGAGCTGGGGGGGCGGCTGGTTCCAGTTCAGATTCAGGATATTATGGAGTAAGCAGCAGCGGGGTTAAACTAGGCGGTTCAAGGATTGGAAGTCTTGATGCTGCAGGCATTTTAGCAGGCTGCTATAGCGAAGAAATTCTCGGAGGCGGTGGTGGATCAAGCCCCGGTGTGTATTCAATCTCCGAAGAAGGCAGCACAGAAACACTGTCAGGTGCAATCGGAGGCCCCGGGGGCGGTATGATTCGAATTGTAACAAAGACACACAAAAATACAGGAACCTATATATCAACAGGGTATTCCGGTAGTTCTGCCACATTAGACAGCGCGATACAAACTGGTGGTGGCGGAGGCGGTGGTGGTGTGGTACTTGTAGTATGCGAAAGGAATTTAATTTCCGGTACTGCCAGCATCGGCGGCGGAGCTGGGGGTGCATATGGCGGTAGTGGCGGTGCCGGCTGGTATCGCGTGATTGAATTGGGGGTGAGCTGATGATAGTAACCAACGGAAAAGACATTGTTTGTTCATATGGTGATACCTTTAATTGCGCATGGGAAGTAGAAGGCGTAACAATAGCCGATAATATTACATTTTCAATCAAAACGACCGAAGGAAGTACCGATGTTCTTCTTTCAAAAACATGTGAAGTATCAGGTCAGCTTATCACTGTAAATATTACTGCAGATGAATTTGCTGAAAAATTACCGGTTGGTGATTATAAATATGATCTTGTTATGGTTGCGGACGAAACAAAAACAACATTGTTATTTCCCGCAAACTTTCACGTAAAGGCGGTAGTACATGATGAATAAGCCAATCAAGGTAAATGTACAAACACCTAAAATCACGCTGCAGGCTAAAGCAGGCCTCGAAATAATCCAGTACGGTACATTGACCGTTGGCGAAACAACTACCCTTGCAGCCGGGGAAAATGCAACGGTATTAAACAGCGGCACTATTGAAAATGCAGTTTTGAATTTTGGTATACCAAAAGGGCATGATGGCACCAATGGTATTGACGGCACAGACGGTACAGCAGCTACTATTGCTATCGGGACGGTAACAACAGGAGAGCCGGGCAGTAGTGCCTCTGTAGTCAACAGCGGCACGGCAACGGCGGCAGTGTTTGATATAACTATACCCAGAGGTGATAAAGGCGCAGATGGTACAGGTGCAGGCGATGTAATAGCTGCTGCCGATAACGCTTTCACAGCTACAAATACCTTTTATGGAGTTTTAAAAACAAAATCTGACATGCAGGCAGTCGGCTCATTACCGACAGTCTTACAACGAGGGGACTCAAATATTCAGACCTATACCCTTAAAAACGGTTTGAGCCGAAGTGTAGTATTTAGAGACACTGGCGATATGACTGGATATGCCAAAACGTTTATTATTTCTGTTGCTCGGTCAGGCGGAACTGGAACATTCAGCATTGGTTCTAACAATGGCATTGGAGCTAATACTCCTACAGTTTACATGGTGGATGGTGCCTTGCCTGATATTGTTGATGGCGAAGTATTGAAAATAGCCATGGAAGTGAATGAGCCTGCAAATGCTATCTTTATCTATATCCTCGGAAAGGTAGCATTGTAACATGGGCTTGTCAAGCAAATTGATATTAGCGTCAAAGAAAGCAGGAACGCTTATAAACTGGCAGGGAAACGCAAGCCTTGCTTTGACATATGCAGGAATAGACGCATGTGTATACAGTTATACCCGTGCTTATCAAGATGAAGGAGAGGGGAGCTTGTCTCCTTTACTGCAAACAGTTAAAAACGATACCCAAATTTATAATTTAACTCTTGCAGTCGATCCTAATAGCATAATGTTATTTGAGGCAGCATTGTACTTTTATAATCTTCCGGAGCCTGCCCCGCCTGCTTCCAAAAGGTTTACTGGGCTGTCAAGGCTTATTGTTCACTCTACGACAGGAGAAAGTCCCTTTGTCATAGATAATATGGACAGTCTTTTTGATCCTAACAGTAATTCTTATAACATTTTCAGTGATGATTTAGCTAATTGGGGCTATACAAATCTAACAGCAGCAGCGACTTTAGATTTTACTTTTGAATTGGAGTGGTACGAATGATACAGAAGGTTATTAAATATAAATACGAAGGTAATACGTATGACAGCTTTTCGCAGCTAAAGCAGGTATACCCATATATCAGCTTTCCTATAGGGGCAGGCGATGATGTTCTGTTGGCTTTAGGTATTGAAAAGGTGGAAGCATACCCACCGTTAGAACGCTGCAAGGAAATAATACAAACGCAGGCCGGCCTGCTCTTTGCACAAAAACGTGATACTATCCGCTGGCTTGATATCAATGGAAACAAATATGGTTTTGACTGTGCCTCTGAAGACATCACTAACTTCATGGCCGCATATACACCTTTGCTTATTGCCGGTACTGGAACAGTATTTTATAAAGTATGGCTGTCTGAAACCAGAAAAGGCATTGTAGAGCTTACTACTGATAATATGACTACGGTTTATACGGCGGTAAGATCCGGACAGATGGCAGCTTATACCTGGTATGAGACTAAAAAATCAAAAATCCAAAATGCTGAAGATATTAAAGCTTTACTTGAAATTACCTTGGAGGACTAAAAATGCAGCTACAGTTTATACGATCTAAGCAACGTCTCTACACAATGAACGACTACGGTCAGGTTATTAAACCTTATGAGTGCCGCAGCGATTTTGTACCTGGCTATAACGACCAGGACCAGCCGCGGGAATCGCTTCCGAATGGTAATTACTGGTGCAACGCAGAACTTGGTTATTTTGGCGACCCTTACGGCACTTTTTATATCAGAACAGGAGATTGCCGGGCGCGTGATATACATGGCGGCGGCAGCGGGCTTCCCAATCCTTACGATCCACATCAAGGCTGGGTCCCTACCCTTGGCTGTTTGCGTATGCAAAATGCCGACGGCGAAGAAGTTGCACTGTGGATGATGGCAAATGGTAACAATATGTTACTTGAAGTTGTTGATTAAATGGAGGAATCGAAATGAAATTTTTAAAAAAGCCAGTAACCATCGAAGCGTTTCAATTTGACGGTGATTTTATAGATAGTAATGGTAATTATTACGTGCCTGAATGGGCAGCGAGCGCCCATAAACAGGGCATCTTATATTTTGAAGGTGCAAATCTTTTCGTAAAAACTTTAGAAGGTATTCACGCAGTGAGCTGTAGTGACTACATTATCAAAGGAGTAAAAGACGAATTATATCCATGTAAACCAGATATTTTCAAGATGACATATGAACTTGCTTCCGAAGCGCCATAAGAAGCAATTAAACATAAAAGCAGCCTTTGTGGCTGCTTTTATGTTTAAAATTCGTTCAAAAGTGTTTTAATGTACATTTAAAATAGCTTTT